CAAGTCTTAAATAGCTAAATGGGTTAGATGAGTCATTATTACCAATATTAACATTGCCTACTGTAGATAATTTTTCTGAAGGACTAGTCGTTCCAATTCCAAGACCTGTTGAGGTTAATCTCATTTTCTCTGCACCTGCTGGAGCAAAATATATATCGTTACCTATATTACCAAGCTCTGCTGTTCCTGATGGGTCTTTAAACTCTGCTACAGCTCTACTATCTGTACTTTCAAATCTAGCTACAACATTGGTTGTACCACTATTAACTTCAAAAGTTCTTGTAGGACTTGTAGTTCCAATTCCAACTCTATTATTGGTAGAATCAACTGATAAAGTTCCTGAATCTATTTCTAAATCTGAAGCTGTTACTGTACCTGTAATATTAATATCACCTGTACCTGTTATATCGCTTGAATTTAGGTCTAAGTTACCACCTAACTGAGGAGTTGTATCTTCTACAACATTATTAATAGAAACAGCTTGTACTCTTGCATCAGTGTAATAAAGATTAGTACCTTCAGATAAATCAGATGTAGATTTTGTAGCTAACCTAGTATCAAAATCAGAGTTAGCTCTTGCACTTGTATAATAAAGGTTAGTTCCTTCTGATAAATCAGTTGTAGACTTACCACCAAAAGCAGAATCAAATCTAGCTGTTGTATAGTAAAGATTAGTTGTGCCTTCAGATACATCATCAGTATCCTTAGTTGCTAGCCTTGTATCAAATCTAGCATCTGTATAATAAAGGTTAGTACCTTCAGATAAATCACTTGTAGATTTGCCTGTAAAGGCAGAATCAAATCTTGCTTGAGTATAATAAAGATTAGTGCCTTCAGCTAAATCTCCAGTATCGTGATTAGATAAGCTAGAAACTGTACCAGTGATATCTCCAGTTACATTACCTTCTAAATTAGCAACTAAAGTACCAAGTGAATTAAGAGTAATATTTCCTGTAGCACTACCATCTGCTGTTGTTAATCCTAATGTGAATTTATCTACTGATTCATCCCACATAAAGATACCATTATCAGCAGTACCTCTATTGATTAGCATACCTGAGTCATTTACAGGACTCCCTGTTAATCCTGCATTAAGCTGGAATAAGTTATCTTCTATATCTAGGTTAGTAGTATCAAGAGAAGTAAGCGTTCCATTTACTGTTAGATTACCTGCTACTGTTAAGCTATCAGCAATCTGCACGTCATCAGGTAGTGTTAGTGTTACATCTGCAGACTCACTTCCACTACCTGTAACAGTGATTTTATTAGCAGTACCAGTTACTGTTGCAACATAGTTGCCTACTGTATCAGTTCCAAGTGTTACTGAATTAGCATCTACACTTGATGCCTGTATTCCTAGTGCATCAACAAATGCTTTAGTAACCCTTGTATCTATAGCTGAGTTAGCTCTTGTATCTGTATAGTATAAATTTGTGCCTTCTGTTAAATCAGAGGTTGTTTTGTTACCAAATGCAGAATCAAATCTTGCAGTTGTGTAATATAGATTAGTTAATCCTTCGCTTAAATCATCTGTATCTTTAGATGTAAAAGCTGAATCAAATCTAGCAGATGTGTAATATAAGTTAGTACCTTCTGCTAAATTGGTTGTAGACTTAGTTGCAAGTCTAGTATCAAAATCTGTATTTGCCCTTGCTGATGTATAGTATAGATTTGTAGTTCCTTCAGTTAAGTCATCAGTATCTTTAGTAGCCAGTCTTGTATCAAATGCAGAATTTACTCTTGCATCTGTATAGTAAAGATTAATTCCTTCTGTTAAATCTCCAGTATCTTTAGTAGCTAATCTAGTATCAAAATCTGAATTAACTCTAGCTGTCGTATAATACAAATTTGACCCTTCAGTTAAATCACCTGTATCTTTAGTAGCTAATCTTGTATCGAAATCTGTATTTGCTCTTGTAGTTGTATAGTAAAGATTAGTATTCTCAACAACTATAGAAGTATCTAATGTTGCTGTTGATGATTGATTAGATGCATTACCTATAAATATTTTGCCATTATCTAAGTTAGGAGTAGCGTTGCTTCTTCCAGCACCACCTACTTTAATTGAACCAGCACTTGCATGACTTCTAATTACCTTACCTATGTTTTGTATTTGACTGGATTCACCTGTTGGAGCTGTAGTTGTATAAGCACCTGCTGTTGTAGATACATAAAGTATTTGTCCTTCAGATACACCTGAAGTATCTAATTCTTCAATTGTACCAAAAGTAACTACTTGTAATGCAGCATTATCATTAGCATCAGATAAAGCTAATCCAAATGCAGGCATTTTAGATGCATCATCAGCTTTAGCTTGACCAACTGTTGGCACATCACCTGATACGCCTGATATATAAACTACATCTCCTTTGCTTAAAGCACCATCTGCTTTAGCATTGAATCTTATACCACCTTCTAAATCACCAATAAATTCTTCTGTAGCTGTAATAATATTAAAAGTAACATCATCAGTCGTAGCTACAGCTTGTCCTATAGCAACACTAGGAGTAGAACCTTCACCAGTTCCACCTGTTACTGTTACACCAGTTCCGCCTGACATAGATTCAACATAATCACCTGTAGTATCAGTACCTAAAGTAATTGAGTTAATTTGAACTACTGTATCTATATCTATGTTGGCACTACCATCAAAAGATGCTGAACCTACAACATCACCTGATAAAGATATAGTTCTTGCTGTACTTAAGGTATCAGCAGAATCAGCATTACCTGTTAAGTCTCCAGTAACATTACCAGTAACATTACCTGTTACATTACCAGTGACATTACCTGTTAAGTCACCTGTAAATGTATTTGATGCAGTAATACTAATACCAGTTGTGTACCAAGCATTATCAGCAGCGTTTCTTATCTTTAATACGCTGTTAGCTGTATCTACCCATAATTGATGGGCAAATGTAGTTGATGGTTCAGTTGCTCCACTATTGACTGTCACAATAGCAGATAAAGCATTGTTTAAATCTGCTCTAAAATCTGCACCTGACTGGTTTGCTATGTTGTAATCGTGTTGTGCCATAATAAAATCCTATTTCATATATCTTAAATCATTCAGGCATACTTGGAAATATTACATCAGCAATATTATTGACTGACTGATTAGTAGATGGTAAATCTCTTAATGATTGCCTATATGTTGCCCATTCTTGTTTTTTAGAATCAGATAAAGGACAGTCATTTACTTGAGTCCAGTCTGATTGTTTTAATAATTCGTTTCTTTTGTTTCTTAATATCTCTAGTGTATTATCAGTTCTAATTACTGCTTCGCCATTAACAATTTTGTATTCATTAGGTTGATAACTACCTTCAATAATACCTTGTCCTTCTGTTAAACCTACTTCATTAATTTCTGCAACAGTAGAGGTAGAATATTCTATTTCTCCTGTAGCTAAATTATATATACTAAATATATTCATTATCTTGTATTATCCATCATTACATTAAGTGAAAGCTGAGTATGATTATAAGCTCCTGAAAAATATACTCTCCAATAAACAGTTGATTGTGATGCAGATAATGTAGTTATCTGTCCTGTATAAACATAAGTATATCCTCTATAAGTTCCAGCACTCCAAGAGATATTAGTATTACCACTTGCATTAACCCAAGTAGAATTATCTAAAGAATATTGAACTCTACCACCACTTACATCACCAAGAACTCCTGAGAATATAGCAACATAACCTGCATTATCTCTAACCTGAGTAATAGTTACTGGTACAAATGAAGCATTACTACCTGTATATGGTGATGTTCTTTGTACATAAGCCTGACTTTCTCTAGCTAGTGGAAACTTTGTGCCTGCTGTTACATGACTAACAATAGTTGAGCTTACATTATCAAAGCTCTTAACATTTAAAGTATCAACATTTATTCTTGCTGAATCTAATTGGTCAGTAGTAATTTTAGTTGCTGATATGCTTTGTACTTTATCGTTAGTAACAGCGTTAGTTCCAATTTGTGTTGAACTAACACCACCTGATTTAATAATTAAATTACCACTACCATCAGTATCAATAGTGACATTATCTATTTGTATATTGTTAGCATTAAGAGTTCCAGTAGATATATTATCTGCATTTAGATTGGTTAAATTTACAACTGAAGCATTGATAGTTCCTGTAGTAATAACATTACCTGATATAGAAGTTACATTTGAATTAACCTGAGTACCATCAATAAATGATTCATCATTAGTTAAAGAAGATATATTATCTCCACTTACTATAATGCTTCCTGCTGTTATAACTCCTGATACATCTATTCTTGCTGCTGCTACAGTACCAGTAGTAATAGCACCACCTGATATAGAAGTAACATTTGAATTAACCTGAGTACCATTTATAAAAGCAGAATCATTAGTTAAGTCAGAAACATTATCACCACTTACTATAATGCTACCTGTTGATATGATGTCATTAACATTTAATCTAGCAGTAGCTAAAGTACCTGAAGTTATATTTCCTGCATCTAAATTAGTAACTGTTATCTGACTAGCATCAATAGTTCCTGCTGTAATTTTGTTTGCAGACAATGAATTAATCTTTGCATCAGTAACAGCATTGTCTACAATCTTATCAGTAACAATAGCATCGTCTTGTATATCAACTGTTTTAGTAGGAGCATCGCCAATAGTAAAAGTTAAAGTAGCTGGAGATGATTCTGAACCCAATGTATTCAACGAGCTAACACTAGCAACATAATTAGAAGCTGTAGGTACAAAGTTTAAATCACAATTTTCTACATCTACTATTCTATTTAAAACTTGATTGCTTGAACTATCTACAACATTGACCCTATATTGATAATCAGGAAAATCAGTTGGCTCATTCCAAGATAAGAATGGTCTACCTGTAGAACTAGAATCAGTATCAGTAAATGATAATCCTGTTGGAGCTTTAACTGCATAAGCAGAAGGTAAGTTAGCTAATTCTTCTACAGGTTCTTGAGGTGGTACTTCCCATGTATAAACATCAAAGTATTCTATTAAACTAACTGCAACTAAACCATTAGGCTGTAATTCTAATGCTTCAACTCTACAAACTTTACCTGAAAAACCAAGACCTGCATAAGTTAAATCTACTATATCTCCTACATTCAACTTATACATTTCAGGAGTTCCTAAGAACTGCATAGTTGTTTGATTTCTGCTTCTTGTTAGAATTGCTTTACCCATGTTGTAAGCAATATATGGGTCGGTTATATAAGGGAATTCAGCTTTGATTTCTAATATCTCATCATTGTCATCTGAATAATATTCAGGACTAGCATCATGTAAAACTGTAGCCGTATCTAATTCGTATTTTTTATTAGCGTTAAAAAATTCAACAATAACTTTATTTGCTTTTTTATCTTTATTACCATAATCAACTGATATACCAGCATCAGAGATAATATGATTATCATTAATGCTAAATGATGATGAGCCTGTATCTTCTATAGATAATTCATATTGACCATTAATATAAAGAAAAATACCTCTCATATTAGCAAGAAGCTCTTTAGCATTTTCCATTACATTTTTATTAGTATCTAAATAGCCATTACAATGAAATCTTTTAACTTTTAATAATGAGGTACCTGATTGTGATGAATAAGTGCTACTAAAATTAGTGTTAATAAATACTATATATTCTTCATTACTATCAAAAAATTCACTTCTTTGTACGTCAACAATTTCAGCACCATCTATAACACCATTACCATTAGCATCAAATAAATCTAATAGTTCGCCTATTTTGTTTTGCCACCAATCACTATTAGGGTCTATACCACCAATGCTAAAAAAATTATCTCCACTATTAGCAGACCAAGTAAGTGATTGTGCTGTTCCGTTAAAGTAAGGTTGGTCAACTTGAGTATCACAAACATTAGCAGCAGTGCTAAATGTAGTCATATTTATTTGTGATTCAGTTAATCCTTTACCATATTCATTATTAGTAATGTAATCTAAGAAACATAATGCAGGATTATCTGAGTATTCATAAGTTGATACAGTTCCAAATGTTTGACCTGAATCTCTAGGGTCATAAACTTTTTTACCTCTTACTTGTACTGTTAGTTGTGGAACTCCTGACCAAATACCCTCTTTATCATAACCATAATGAGCAGCAATATAACAAATACCATCTAATCTATGTGCTGAAGTCCAGTTAGGCATAGAAGCTACAAGCATAGGGTCTGCTGTTTGTGATGCAGCTCCATGATGTAGGTTCATAACATATCTATATTTAGATGTAGGACTTGTACCAAATTGACCAGCACCAGCATCAATACCAGTACCATTTTGTGAAACTGTATTTAAAGAGCCTGCTCCTGAAGATATTTTATCTGAGCCTATATAACCACCATCTCTAAATCTAGCAGAATCAGTTAAAGGGTTGCCATCTAGTTCAATAGTTCTTCCTAATATCTCATCACATTCACCGACTGATAAAGCATAGACTACATATAAATCTCTTGAATCATTAGCATTTACATCCATATATATGACTTGAGCACCAACTCTTCTAGTTCCATATATAACAGGAATTTTGCCACCAGCAGACGTTTTATTAGCTAATATGTCTTGACCTTTAGCAAGCATTTGTCTAGCTTGCATAAAACCTTTAACACCTACGACAGCAGTAACAGCAGTAAATACATAACTAATTTTTTGTAATGTAGATGCAGCCTTCCAAGCTGTTCCAACACTTTTAAAAAATGAAGCTATTGCTGACCAAAATGCCATTTATGCACCCCACCTTACATCTTCTTTAACTTGAGTTGCGAACTCCATACCCTTATCGCCTGAACTGAAAGACTGTTGTGATTCATCAGAAAAATGTCTACCTTTTGTTAAATTCCAGTTTGCCCAATGTGATGCAACAGTCATATTTAAAGTAGAATTGTCTATATCTTCTTGTATTGATACATTTCTTATTTGCCCTGTAAAAAAGTTTATTGCACCTATGATAGTTTCATCAGAATTAAAATAAGCTAAATATATTTCTACTGTTTTATCAGTGAAAGAACCATCTTGTACTAAAGACCTAACTTGGTCAGTTATATTAGAAAATCCTAAATTAATTTCATTGACTTGTAATTGACCAGTTTCAGTTGTTGAATCAACTGTTAAAAAACTACCACCAGCTTCATAAGAATTAGAATCATAAGTTACATTAGAGTACCAATCAGTTAATCTGATAGTAGATGATAAATTAAGTTCAACTAGAAAAGCTGTCTTAGTTGCTGTTGATGATACTTGAGTTTGTAAATCAGATGATAGACTTCTAGGCATTAGGTTATAACCTCTCTAACATCAAATGAAATACTATAAAAACCACTAGCATCTGTTGAATACATAATCTCATTATTTTCAAGATAAACAGTGAAACTAGGTTTATTTACAGTAACAGCTTCATTATCTGCTAGAGATGCTACTAGATTTGGTGATATAAGAACAGTTAATGCTCCACTACCATCAGAATCAATATCTGATTGAACCATGTAGACTTTACTATGATTAGCAAACTTAATTATATCACCTGCTTTTAAAGCACCTGTCTGACTAGCAGAGAAGCCATCTAAAGCAATAGAAGCATCTCCTGATGTATGAGCTCCAACTACTTGAATATCTGTTTCTGCTTTGCCTGCACCTAAATTATCTAAGGGTGCAACTATAGTAAAGTCCTCAAAAGAACCTTTTTGTTTTTGTAAAAATGCAAATACTTCTTGAGCTTTTTCTTGTTGTAAAGGTGGCATTTGCACTGTAAAAGAAAAATATTGACTACCTATTTGTCTGACTTGTTTTTTACCTGATAAAGTCTGATTTAATAAAGTAGGTCTATTATCTTTAAAATTTAAACTTCTAAAATTAGGAGATGTTGGAAATTGTCCTGACATTATACGACTCCCATTTTGCCTTGATTATTCATGGCGTTGTTTATGATTGATGTTATCAATCCCTTTCTTGATGCTAGTAACTGGTCAAAACCAGCAGCATCTACTGTATTAATATTAAAGTTTACTGTAGGTGCTGATTGAATAGCTTGTCCTTTAGTGTGGTCTATGACAGTCTCTTGTGGATGAATCATAGCTAAACGACCACCCTTGCCATCTAAACCACCTGCTCTAATACCATTACCTGTATAACCACCACCATCTAAATTTTGTAATCCATCAACAGCAGCACTTACAGTTTCATTAGAAGGGAAAAAATCACTTATAGTACCCTTAACCATTCCAACAGCTTTTTGCACTATAAATACATTTATTAATTCATTTATTATTGCTCTTGTAATTGAAGTTGCTAAATCTTTAAAATCTAAAAACTGTTGACTTGCTATATCAAAAAAACTCTTAAAGGCATTTGTTAATTGACCTTCTACTGTATCTGCAAAATCTTTAGTAATAAGAATACTTTCTTTAATTGTGTTATTAATATTATTTTGAGAATTGACAGAACCTTCTTGAGTTGCCTGTAATCTTTTTTCTATTTCAATCTGCTTTTCTCTTTTTCCTATTGCTTCTTCTAATAATGCAATTTGTTTTTCTGCTGCTTTTATTGGTCTTGTATATTGTGGAATTGCACCAAATCTTTCTACAAGCTCTGTATTTCTTTTTAATTTAGCATTTTGCTCATCTAAAGATGTGTTTAATTCATCTAAAGACTTTGTGAATAAATCAGGTTTAATTAAACCCATAGCTTCAGCAAAATCAAGAATAGCTTTTGAAGTATTAACAAATGCACTTTGTAAGGGAACTAAAACTTGTCGTTTTAATCTATTCATTGTGTCATTAAATGCTTCTGCATTTCTTATTGTTTTTTCATCAATAATACCAGTAGCAGATTCAGCTAAATCATCCATAGCCATAGCACCACTTTTAATAAGATTAGCCATTTGTATACCAACTCTTGAGCCAAAGACCTGAGCTAATAATCCACTTCTCTGTAAAGGGTCTTGTATAGATTCTAAGGTATGGAAAAATTCTTTGAATAAATCTTCAGTGCTTTTAGTTTGACCACCAGCATCTTCTAAAGAAATTCCCATTTCTTCAAAAGCCCTTTTAGCTAAACCAGTACCCATAGTAGCTTCACCAACACCCTTAGCAAAGAATCTAAGGGCTTTAGTAAAACCTTCTGTACTTATTCCTGATTGTTCAGCAGCAAATTGATATTGTTGTAAAAATGTTGTGCTTACATTTACAGAATCAGCAAGTTTACCAATATCATCAGCAACTTGTAATGCCTGATTTCCAAATTGAACAATTTGTCTAACAGCAAATACACCAGCAAAAGCCCCAGCCAATTTTTTCATTGATTGCTGAGTACTGTTGATATTTTTATTTACTGAATTAAAACCCTGTTTACTTTTATCTTGGGCTGTAATTCTTAATTTATAATCAGTTGCCATTTCTTATCTGCCTATTTTTTTCCTCTAAATATGCTAACCATCCTGTAAATTCGGATAAGGTCATCTTTTCTTCTAGTTCCTGAAGTGTGCAGTGCAACATTTCAGCTAGATAGTATTTAGCAAATAAGTCCTTATCCTCTGCTACTTTTTTGCTTGTTGTTCTACACTTGGTGATGACATGATTTCAGTTGCGACTCTTGCAAGTACATCTTTATCCACACCATTCATAAGTGTATGTTTATCTGATAGGTCAAAAACTTTTTCACCATCAGAATCTAAGGCTTTATATATTAAGCAATAAGCCATCAATGCTACATCATCATCTTTTGCATATCTTTGCAATTTAGACATTTCAGCAAGCGTTAATGGCTTTGCATATACTTTAAGAACCTCATCTCCATCACTCCATTCAGGTATCTCTATCTCTTTGATTTCTAAAGAATCAAAATGAGCTTTTGCCTTATCTATAAGTTTCATGTTCTTATACTTCGTCAGGTGTTAATGCACCAGTTCCTTGAACTGAAATACTAGCTTCAACTAATCCATCAAATGATGCACTTCTTGAAACACCAGTAACAATAGCTGTTCCAGTATAAAAAGTATCTCCAGTTGTATCTCCCTCAGGATATACATTAAGAGTTACTTCTGAGCCAATAGTTAAAGCACCTTGACCTGAAGTATCAGTCTCATCCCAAAATACATCTAAACTTCCTGAGAAAGAAGTCAATGATGGTTTATACGTTCTTGCAGAATCACCCATTGAAGTATCTTCTAAAGTATCAGCAGTTTCTTCAATAGAATAAGACCTAATTTCAGCTACAGCATTAGAACCGACTTTTACAGTTCCTTCACTTCCTTTATGTGTCGCCATTTTCTACCTCGTCTTTCGACTTTTTCTTAGAAGAAGATTTAACTTTATCTTGCGAATGGACTGCTTCCTCTTTCCAGCCCTTTTTCTTCATTGACTCAACCTGAGTAGGATGAGCTATTACAGAACTTTTACCATTTGGACTAATTAATTTCATAATTTGTCTCCTATACTGCTACATCAGGATTAGTTTCCTGAACATAGTAATTAGTTAAGAAGGTTAAACTCACATATCCTAGTGGTTTCTCACCTTCACCATTAAACTCTATTTCTGTTGATTCTAAATAGCAATCTTTAGCTAATCCATCTAAAGTTCTATCTGCTGCTATTGCTTCTTCAACTTCTTTTGATATTGTATCAATAGTATCATCAAAGTCACTAGTAGCTTTTGCATATCCTTCTACTACCACTGACAATTCTCTACTCATAACTCTATCAGTACCTATAACTATTGGTTCAGATGTTTCTGACTTAGTATAGATAACTAATGCTGGTACTGTTTCTAATGGATAAACCCTTGACTCATAAACTCTAGAACCAGTTGTAGTTAAACCAGTTAAAGTAGTACCAAACTTTTCTCTTATTTGTTGTCTTACATGAGCCATTATATTTCCTCTAACATTAATGCACTAAAACCTGTTCTGTCTGCTTGTATGTTAACAACAGTATAGCTTTGTGCTGCTTTGAGTATATTACCATTTGTATCTTTTATTGCAGATACATCTAATGTATTTCCAAATGAAATATTAGGAACATCTATAGTTCTGCAATAGGCTATTGGTTTTAATGCTTCTACACCAACACCCTCATCTTGTTCTACATATTCATTATTTAGAATAATATTAATTGTTGTAGAAGTACCTGAATTTGTATAAACAGCAGATACACCATGACCAAAATTAATATCTAAATATCCAGCCATATCTAATTCAGTTTCTAATCTAAATTGAGACATTATTCTTCCTCTAACACTAATGAAACTAAACCTGTATTATCAGGCTCTACTGACCTAACAGTAAATGCTGTTTGTGCTTTTAAAACATTACCTTTATCAGTTGTTATTGCATCAACAATTAATCTATCTTCTTGAGATATGTAAGGTACATCAGATGCTTTAACTATTGCTCTAGGCTGATAACCAGCAACAGGAACAGTGCCACCTTCTATATTGAAATATTCTTGGTCAATAATAATATTAATATTCTTAGAGAATCCTGAATCAATATCAAAAAGGGTATCTATTAATGGGAAGTCATCCCATAAAGATTGTTGGACTTCAAAGAAAGTGGCAGTAACACCATGACCTGTTGTGGTATCAACATAGGCGTTAAAATCTAATGCACTCTCTAAAGGCATGATTTACTTTTTAGCTCTAGTCTTAGGAGCTTTTACTTTTGAAGTTTCTAAACCTACGCTTCTATCTTGTTTTTCAACTTTAGGTTTAGCTACATGAATTTCAGCTTTACCATATCCACATAAAGCATGACCTTCATGTTCAGGTAATTCAATTACATCACCAGCATGAACTCTTTGTCCACCAGCAACTGTATCTTTTAAAATTGTATATTTTTTCATATTTAAGTTGGGGGTATTGCTACCCCCATTCCATTTAAGCATTGGTTAATTATGCACCATCATTAGATACACAGAATGAAACTGCATGTCTAACTGCTACATCCATAGTTTGTAGGGCGTTTATTCTTATGCTTCCTGTATTAGAAAGTGAATAAGGGTCTACAGTTATATCAAGACCACCATAGAAACCAACTAATAAATCAGCAAAATTACCGAAATAGAAGTCTCCAGCAGTTACTTGATTACTTCTGACAACATTGTAGCCATTCATTCTTCCATCAGGCTCAACTACAAACATACCACTACCACTGTCTTTAGAAGTAGTTTTTAATGTTCCATAGTCTGAAGGTTTACAAATATAACCTAAGTTACCAACTAAACCATTGTCGTTTGCAACCTCACTTTCCATAGCAATAATCTCTGCGAAAGTTGGGTTTGCAGCAGCAAAAGTTGTAGTGTTAATACCTGAAGTATTTTTGATACCTGTAGGTTGACCACTTGAACCTGAACCAGCTAAAGCACCTAAGTCAATTGCAGTAGCGATTGATTTTGTTAGGTCATCTCTGATTAAGTTTTCAATATCAAGTGATGATTGTTGTAGTAACAATCTTGTTGCATCAGTGAAAGCACCGACTACTTTAGGTGTCATTGTTACTGAACCTGAAGTCATTTCTGATTCAGAAGCAGCGTTACCTTCTGTAGCTATCCATCCAGCAGAAGCAGAAGCAGTTTTCTTCGGAATCACAACCGAGCCCTGAAGCCCATTTAAGGTTGTCGCTCCAGCTGCTAAAACTGATGATGCGTTTCTTAATACATCAATAAAGTCACCAGCTCTGTAATCTTCAGCTATTAAAGTTGAATCATCAGATGAGTTGATGTCTCTTTTTGACCATGTTCTAAGCACTTCAGCAGGTAACATGATACCTTGAGCATCTTTACCATATTGTCTAGCTGCTTCTCTTGAACATTCAAATTCAAAAGATGCATCTTCTTGTGCTTTTCTATCAGCAGGATTAGCCATAGCTCTGATTGCTCTTACTAGGCTAAAATCTCTTACTTCTTCTTTAGTCATGCCAATTTCTGAAGGAGTTTCTAAAGGAGTATTGTTAGAAATGTTTTCTAATAAAATTCCTCTAAATTCTGCAACAGAGATACCATCACTAATTGCTTTATCAGCTAAATCTCTTTTGTTGTGCTTAACAGCTAAATCAATGATTTCTTTTGAATTTCTTTTAAATTCAGCTTTAGCGTCTTCAACAGTTTGAGCTCTAACTTCGTCAAGATTAATATCTTGTTTCTTTTCGTTTTCCATTAGTTTTACCTCAATGTTTTTATATTGTTTATCTTTACTACGTCCCACTCCAACAAGTCTTGACTGGTCTGCAGGAACTGATACAGAAGATACTTCCATAGGAGTCCACTGAGCTTTATAGTAAGTCTCATCTTTGTGTTCATAGCGTTCTAATT